CCCCCTGCTTCGTTTCCCGCTTTACCGTGCTAAAGTGCTAAAGTGATAAAGCGTTAAAGTGCTTCACCATGCTAAAGTGATAAAGTGATGCAGTGATAAAGGGGCAACACAAATCAAACGTTGAACAAGTGATTGTTTCACGTGGAACATTCAATGGGGCTTTCATGGGGCATGAATGAAGCGTGCAAAATTATTTTCATTTTTCTATTGACATTAGACGTTGAATGTGGTATCATTAAGACGTGGACAGGAAACACCACAAAACAAATACAGGAGGTAACACAAATGAAAGTCAAGTTTCCGCAGTACAAAGTAACCCTTGCTGTATCTTCTCATGGTGCTATGCACATTGAGGAGTACCGCACCACCGCAGTTCGTTCCATTGCGAACGCAAAGCACCTGTTCAACGAGAACCGGCGTCTCTGGAAAGAGGACTGGGAAGCGGTCAAGGTTATTTCTGTCGAACGTGATGGCGAACAGGTTTTTGACGTTCCTCTGTCTGACCTGTACGACATGGTTTACAACTACAACAAGAACAAGGAGGATTCCAACAATGAGCATTGCGAGTAAGTACAACCACGGCACCCGGTTCACCTATATCATGCCTGAGAATTGCGGGTTCCGTTCCCTTGGTTCTCTGATTGAGGACAACGGCCCCGGTTGCGTGTACACCGTTCGCGGTATGTACGTGAACCACAAAAGCAAGTACGGGGATGCCCCTGTCGTGCTGATTGATGATGCGTTCATCAACCTTCCGAAGCACCTTCTGGACACCTGCAAGCAGATGTTGCTTGATGATGAGTTCATCGAAGCTGTGAACCACGAAAAGGTTGGGTTCCAGATTTACACCTACACCAACAAGAACAGCAACGCGCTGTTGTACAGTGTCCAGTGGATTGACCTGTAATTGTTTCACGTGAAACACGGGGGACGGGCTTAAAACCCCGTTCCCCATTTTATTTTAAGGGGTGAAGAAATGAAAGATAGGCACGTTGGGGAACGATGCGCCTTGTTTCGCAAGGAAGTTCTGAACATTTCGTTGTCTGGCCTGTGCAGGGCAACCGGGCAGAACGTGAAGAACATTTCCGCGTTTGAACATGGGCGGTCAAGCAACCTGAAATATCTGTTTGACTATTTGCAGGTGTGCAATGAAGAACAGCAAAGGTTATTTGCAAACTACGTTTTCGGAGGTGTAGACAATGGCTGTTGAAATTCGTCACTTTAAGCAGGATTACCAGTCTTTGAAACGGGAGGTTTCAAGGCTGGCAAGCATGGCAAACAAGCGTCTTGTGCGTCTGGAAAACAACGGGTTCGAGGACAGCCCCGCTTATAAACAGTGGATTGAAAGCGGCGGCGAAAAATTCAGCGTTCGCGGCAAGGATTACAACGAGTTGCAGAAAGAGCTTGCAAGGGTTCGGCAGTTCGTGAACGCGAAAACGTCAACAATTCGCGGGGCGCAAAGCGTGCTTAAAGCGATTGCGGCGAACACGGGCGCAAACTTCAAGGGAAAGGAATTGTGGGCGCAAGCGTCTAACTTTTTCCGGGTTGCAAGCATGATTGAGCAGTATATACGCAACACAGAGGATGTAGCAAGCGCAATCGGGTATCAAAAAATCTGGACTGCAATTAACCAGTACACACAGGCGAATGACATTGACCTTGCGGCGATGCAGGTTGACATGGAACAAATGGTGGGCAACATTGCACAAATGATAGGAATTGAAGCCACAAACACGGTTGTTGACCCGTTGGCTGATATGTTGGGCGGTAACTACGTTGTTATAAAGTAAGGGGTACGCAATGCAAGATTACAGCGCATTTGACTTGACAGGGGTTGACCCGAAAATCATACAAACGAATAAGCGGGTTTCCTATGTAAATGTTGAATGTGCATTTGACATTGAAACCACAAACGCGACCTACAACGGGGAAAAGCTGGCGTTTATGTACTGCTGGCAATGGGGTATTCAGGACAAGGAACACATTTATTTAGGCAGGACGTGGGAACAGTTCATTGACCTGTGCAAACAGTTGCAACAGCGTTTCGACCTGTCCGAAAGCAAGCGCATTATCTGCTATGTTCACAATTTAGGTTTTGAATTTCAGTTCATGCGCAAGTATTTTGAATGGGTGAACGTCTTTGCAGTTGATGAACGCAAGCCCATTAAGGCGTTGTGTTCCTACGGTATCGAGTTCAGAGACAGTTATATTCTGTCGGGGTATTCCCTTGCAAAGACTGCTGAAAACCTGACCGCACACAAGATTGAAAAACTTGTGGGTGACTTGGATTACACGTTGATTAGAAACAGCAAAACAGAGTTGACAGAGGAAGAAAAAGCCTATTGCAACAACGATATTGAAATTCTGTTGTACTATATCAACGAACAAATTGCAATGTATGGGGACATTAGCAAAATACCGTTGACCAACACGGGGCGCGTTCGGCAGTTCGTGCGCAACAGGTGTTACCACACAAGCACCAACCACAAGAAGGACAACAGAGGACATTATATGCGGTATCGGCGCATTATGAACGATTTGCAGTTGTCCGCGAATGAATACACGATGTTGAAACGGGCGTTTGCAGGTGGTTTTACACACGCCAACGCGAATTACAGCGGGAAGGTGCTGGAAAACGTGGCAAGCATTGACTTTACCAGCAGTTACCCGGCTGCCATGCTGTCTGAAAAGTTCCCTATGTCAAGGGGATTTGTCACCGAACTGACACCCGAAAAGGATTTTGAATACTACTTGCAGAACTATTGTTTAGTGTTCGATGTGATTTTTGAAGGGCTGGAAAGTACCGTATTTTTCGACCACTATATCAGTGAAAGCAAGTGTATTCGCATTAGCAACCCCATTATTGACAACGGGCGAGTGTATAGCGCGGACATGGTTGCAATTACAATCACGGACGTTGACTATAAAATCATTCGCAAGTGCTACAAATGGAAAACCTGCAAAGTTGCACACATTATCAGGTATGCAAAGGGGTACTTGCCCAAACCCATTATTCAGAGTATAATTGAACTGTACGGGAAGAAAACCACCTTGAAGGGCATTGAAGGTAAAGAAACTGAATACCTGCTTTCAAAGGGTATGTTAAATTCCGTGTTCGGTATGTGCGTCACTGACATTGTGCGTGATAATTCCGTCTATGAAAATGGGGAATGGGGCAAGGAAAAGGCAGACCCCGTAGAGGACATTAGAAAGTACAATGAAAGTAAATCGCGGTTCCTCTATTACCCGTGGGGCGTGTGGGTGACAGCATACGCAAGGGCGAATTTGTGGACAGGAATATTGAATATTGGGGAAGATTACGTTTATAGTGACACGGACAGTATTAAATTCCTGCACTACGATGCGCACAAGGGTTTTATAGAGTGGTACGACAAACTAATAACGCGCAAACTGCAACTAATGTGCGATGAACTGAAAATTGACTTTGAAACCCTGCAACCCAAAACAAAGAAGGGTATTAAAAAGCCTATGGGCGTATGGGATTTTGAAGGGATTTACACACGGTTCAAGACGTTAGGCGCAAAACGCTATCTTGTGGAGCATGACGGCAAGTTGCAATTAACCGTTGCAGGTTTAAGCAAGCAGAACGGCATTGCCTACATGATAGAACAGCAGAACGGGGATTTTGCAAAGGTGTTTGAAATGTTCAATGATGAACTGTATATTGACGGTTCACACACTGGCAAAATGACCCACACGTATATTGACGATGAACAGGAAGGGTTGATAACCGACTATCAGGGGAACACAGAACACGTTATCAGCAAAAGTTGTGTATTCCTTGAAGATTGCGAATTTACTCTTTCACTGTCTGAACAGTACGCAAAGTTCTTGGGAATGTTGCAGAAAGGATTTATTTTCAGGGGTGTTAAATATGAGTAAGAGAAAACAGCCACAACAGCAGTATTACAACATTCGTTCCCTGCTGTCCAAAAACGCCATTTACAACATTATCATTGGTGAACGTTCCAACGGTAAAACTTATGCGGTTCTGAAATACGCGGTTGAACAGTATTTCAAGGATAAATCGCAGTTTGCCATTCTGCGCCGCTGGCAGGAAGATATAACCGGACACCGGGCAGGGCAGATGTTTACCAACCTGATTGCGAACGGTGAAATTGAACGCATTTCACACGGTATGTACACGGGCATAACGTACTATGCGAGAAAGTTCTATTTCTGCAACTATGACGAAAAGGGCAAACCCGTCTACGATGCAGAACACGACATTTTCGCGTACTGTTTCGCGCTGTCTGAAATGGAGCACGACAAAAGTATTTCGTTCCCCTACGTGAACACGATTTTGTTTGACGAGTTCATAACCAACAAGCTGTATCTGCAAGACGAATTTGTGTTGTTTATGAACACGATTTCAACAATCATCCGACAGCGGGAAAACGTCAAAATCTTCATGTGCGGTAACACCGTCAACAAGTTCTGTCCCTATTTTCAGGAAATGGGGTTGAAGCACGTGGACAAGATGCAACAGGGAACAATAGACGTTTACACCTACGGGGATAGCAGACTTTCCGTTGCGTTTGAGTATTGCGCACAGACCGGGCAGACGAAAGCGAACAACTACTATTTCGCGTTTGATAACCCTAAATTACACATGATTACAAGCGGCGCATGGGAGTTGGATATATACCCGCATTGCCCTGTACGTTACCGCCCCAAAGATGTAAAGTTCATCTATTTTATCCTGTTCAATGGGTATGTGTATCAGTGTGAAGTGGTGAGTGTTGACAAGTCAATGTTTACGTTCATCCACCTGAAAACCACCGACTTGCAAAAGCCCGACAAAGATTTGATTTTTTCCCTTGATTACGTCCCGAAAATCAACTATAATAGAAATGTACTAAAGCCCGGTATCAAGAGGTTGGAGAAGCTGTCGTGGTTCTTCCAGACCGGGCGCGTGTACTATCAGAACAATGAAGTGGGCGACAGCATTTCAAACTATTTGAAGATTTGCAGGGGAGGTATCTAAAATGGATTTTTCCGCAGTTTCGCAGTTGATTTCCAGCGTTGGTTTCCCTATTGCCGCGTGTGTCGCGCTGTTCTGGCAGATGAACAAGGAGAGCACACAGCACAAGGAGGAAATGGACGCGCTGAAAGAAAGCCTGAACCAGAACACGCTTGCAATCACAAAACTGGTTCTGTTCATGCAGGAAAAGGAGGGTATGAAGCCCGATGAAGAAGCCTAAAATCTATTGCGACAGTATCACGCCAAAGTACAACTATCTGGACAAGGAAACCAACGTCCGTGACTATGTGAACTACTGCATTAACCGGGCGTTGGCTATGTTCAAGTACAACGGACTGCCTGACACCATCCCGCAGACCGCGCTTGAAAAGTTCAATATCATGCGCGGGTTTACCATCTGGGCAAAGGTGAACGGTGAACTGTATGTGTTTGAAGGGGGTTTGGGTGGTGAACCTGATGTATACGGTTTTCCGACTATTGCAACCGTTGCAAATCCCGCCTTGAAGTTCAGCGGCAATTTCACCATTGGTGAAGATTGCGTTATCATGCCGAACGATGCAATGTATATGGGGCTGTTACCGCTGTTCAACCGGTACTGTTCTCTTATCAACGAGAACGATATTACCATGTTACTTGCAGACGTGAACAAGCGGGCGCAGTTCATCATTTCCGCAACCGATGACAACACCGCCGACAGCGCGAACCAGTTTTTGAAGAAGCTGTTCAACGGTGAACAGGCCACCATTACCGATAATGCCATTATGAGCGGTTTACAGGTCAACCCCGCGACCACCGCAAATATTGCCATTATGGACTTGGTGGAGTATCAGCAGTATTTGCGCGCTGGCCTGTATAATGAAATTGGCCTTAACAGCAATTTCAACATGAAGCGCGAGAAGCTAACCGCAACAGAAGTTGAAATGAACAGCGGCAACCTTTACCCGCTTGTGGACGATATGTTGAACCAGCGGCGCATTGCCCTTGAAAAAATCAACGCTATGTTCGGGACTGAAATTACCGTTGAATTTGCAAGTGCATGGACGATGCGTGCAACGGAAACCGGGGATGTTGAAAACCCTGTTGAAGATGTGGAAACCCCCGGCACGCCGCAGGAGACCGCAGGGGAGCCGCAGGACACGCCGCAGGAGGATGAAAACAATGAAACTGTATGATGTTTTACCCGCAACAGGGGGTATTTTCCAGACCATGAACGCCTTGCACCCGTTCCCGTGGGCTGACACAATCAGCCCGGAACAGATGGATTTTGCATACCGGGAGACGTACACGAACAAACCGATTACCCGTTTCGTTGCCCGTATGCTGAACGATGCCGACGCCCTGACCCCCGAAAACATTACCAGCATTGCAAGGCTGTTGGACGTGATGTTTTATGACAAATGGGTGTGGGCGTACAACCTGTTTGTTTCTGGTAACAAGGCGTTCGGCAATGGGTACACTGAAACCATTACTGAAACCATTCACCATGAAAACGCGACCACCAACAACGGCACCACAACCACGCAGGGCACGCAGGAAGGTAAAGTAAGCGGTTTCAACAGCACGGAATATCAGGACAAAGACCAGACCGTGAACGACAGCACACAGACACAGGAAGGCAACGGCACCGACACCGGCGACCAGACCCGCGACTACACCCGCACCGGTTATGGCGAATACTACGCCGACACCTACAAAAAGTCGCTTGATGCCTTGCAATCGTATCTGATGTGTGATATAATTTTTGTAGACGCAAATAGTATTCTT